CGACCTTAACCAATGTGACTCTCAGCACGTAAATTCACTGCTTCGAGTCAAGGAGGCAGGCGATACTTCCCTACAAGATTTATTAGGGGAGTTAGTGAATATGGCTAAAGGCCGACTGGTAAGTGCAACCGACATGGTAACAATCCACCGGTTGCAAGGACGGGCTGAAGCTTTTGAAGATTTACTGAAAGCGATTGAAGAGTCGCCGAAAGTATTAAACCGCTCGTAAGAGCACAACGAGGCACACCAAGACGGGAGCAGCATACTTCGGGCGCTGCAAAACAGAAATGATGCTTTAAGGAGAACTATATGGCATTGCCAAAACAGGTGCAGGCACAAATTGCTGAATTGGAAGAACTAGAGAAAACGCTAGAAGCCCAGAAAAAACCAAAACTGGTTAAAGACGAACAAGTCGAAACCGAAACGGAACAACTGGATACCGAGGCAGAAGTAACTGAAGAAGCCGTCGAAGCAACTACCGAACCTGATGAAGCAAAGTCAGCTGACACGTCACCGACGGACGTAGCGGATGAGTTTGAGCAGAAGTACAAAACCCTTCGTGGTAAGTATGATGCTGAAGTCCCACGCTTGCATCAGCAAGTACGGGATTTAAACGGTAAATTGGATGAACTCGCTAAGAGTATGGAAGCCAAACCGGAACCGCCGACAAAGTCGAAGGAGAAAGTCAGTTATGTAACCGATGCAGATCGAGCCGAATTTGGTGAAGAACTGATTGACGTTCAACGTCGAGTAGCACAGGAAGTTTCGCAAGAATATACGGAACGGATGGAGCAACAAGACGCAGTTATCCAGAAGCTGCAAGACCAACTTGCTAAAACTGGTAACGATGTTGGAGAGATGAGCTTTACTCAGCGTCTACATTCTGTAGTTCCTGACTTTGCTGAAATCGACAATGATGAACGATGGGTTGCGTGGCTAAATGAGCATGATCCAATGCTTAGAGGTCCGCGACGAGATCAGGCCGCCGCTGCGTTTCAAGCAGGTGATGTTGAAGCAGTATTACACTATGTAAATCTGTTTAAAGAAAGCATTGCCCAGCCAGAGCCAGCGCCACGGGATCAACGCCAAAGCGAACTCGAAAAACAGGTTGCACCAAACCGTTCTGCTAATTCTGTACGTACGCAGAGTGCTAACCAAAACTCTAAGCTCTACTCCTCTAAAGAAGTCGACAACGCTTGGACTAAAGTTCGTGCCCTCAACACCAAAGGAAAATATGCAGATGCGGAAAAACTTGAAGCTGAATTGACAGCTGCATATATGGAAGGCCGCGTCAGAAACTAAGGCGCTCCCCTGTAAGCAGCTATCGAGTAACCAAACTTAATAGGAGGCCCTAATGGCTGCTGTATTCCCCGTCGTCGGTTCCGGCGCATTTGACACAAACCCATCTTACTCAGGTGGATTTATCCCACAACTATGGTCGCAAAAGCTGAACGCTAAGTTCTACGCGAACACAATGATGACTGAAATTTCCAATACTGATTGGGAAGGCGAGATCAAAAACCAAGGCGATACAATTCGTATCCGTCAAGCACCATCAATCACAATCAACGACTACGCAGGAGCGGGTACTACCCTGACTTCTGAAGTTCCTGTACCGATCTTTCAAGACATGCAGATCGACCAAGGTAAATACTTCAGCGTACAAGTAAACGATGTACTTGCTCACCAAGCTGACATGGACTTAATGAACATGTTCACTGATGATGCAGCTAAACAGTTAAAAATCGTTATTGAAAATGACACGTTCTTCAACTGGTTCGTAACATCCGGTGCAAACGCGTCTAACAAAGGTGCAACTGCTGGTGCTATCTCAGGTGCTTACAACCTTGGAACAGATACTGCTCCAATCGACCAAGCAACACCTGCAAACGTGCTAAACGCAATCTTACAAATGTCTTCAGCACTAGATGAGCAAAACGTTCCAGAAGACGGCCGTTGGTTAATCATCTCACCACGCGATCGTCAGTTGTTAATGCAAACAAACATTGCACAAGCTTACTTCACTGGAGATCAGTCAAGCACAATCCGTACAGGTAAAATCGGCATGTTAGACCGTTTTGATGTGTACGTGTCTAACTTGCTACCAAAAGGTCAAGCAGGCAAAGGACTTGTTGCAGGTCTATCAGCAACGTCTACTGGCGGCACAGTATCAAGTGCTAAAGCCCGTCGCATGATGGTAGCCGGTACAAGCACAGCTTGTTCGTTTGCTTCGCAAATCAGCAAAACTGAGCCATTGCGCAACCAAACAGACTTCGGCGACATCGTTCGTGGTCTTGCCGTATATGGCCGCAAAGTTGTTAAAAATGAAGCATTGGTAACGGCCTTAGTTGGTTCTGCAAGCTAATAGCTAACGAGGGGGGGATTATCCCCCTCTCACCCCCTTAACGAGAGGACTAGGCTAATGGCGACCATAAAGGTTATCGACGTTATTTCCCGCGTCGAAGCTATTTTACAAGACTCAAACGTGCGTTGGCCACGTCTCGAGCTCCAACGGTGGCTTAACGAGTCGTACCTTAGTATAGTTTTACTTAGACCTGACGCGAACGCGAAGTGTGCAACATTTACATGCGCCGCAGGTTCTAAACAGACATTAACTGCTTCTAGCGGAGGTTTTCCTACTGCTGTTAGATTGCTAGACATCAAACGAAACGTAGCTTCTAGCTCTACCAAGAAAGTTGTTAGGGTAGTTGCCCAAAGTGTTTTAGACGACCAACGCCCCAGTTGGCACACAGAGACGCAAACCGCTAACATCCAGCACTATACTTACGACCCTCGTAACCCAAAAGACTTTTATGTTTATCCTCCGGCGGCTGCGACAGCGCAGCTCGAGGTTGTTTACGTTGATACGCCAAGCGCTCACGCACTTAGTGACAGTCAGCTAGACCCCGCAAATAGTAATACCGCAGTAATATTGTTAGACGATATCTACCTTGGCCCAATCACTGATTGGATTTTGTATAGAGCCTACTCCAAAGATGCTGAGTACGGCGCTAATGAGGCGCGTGCGTCTTCGGCATTTCAAACATTTAACGCGGCTATTGGAACAAAAACTCAAGTGGATGCGGCCATAGCGCCGTCTCCAGGAAGCGCGGTGGCATAGATGGCTACAACCCTTTGGAGTACATTCTACCCATATATTCAGCCTCATTTGCCCGGTTGTCCTGAGATAGTGATGGAAGCAAGCCTGCAAGAAGCTGCTGCAAAGTTCCTAGAGCGCAGTGAAGTTTGGAGGTTTGAAATAGAAACGGATTTTGCTGTTAAAAACGTAGCGGATTACCCAATATTTATTCCGACAAAAGAAGCTGTACTAGAAAACATTTACGAGCTGGTGTTGGACGGACAGCCTATGAGTCGTGTCTCTGATAAACACATTGACTCAACTCGGTTTAGGTCCAATGGCAGACCTGCGTACTACACAATATTTCAAGATACTTCGATTAGGTTATACCCAACGCCGGACAAAAAGTATTCTTACTCCGGGTGGGGTGTCTTAAAAACAAAATTATCTGCAACTGGTGTTGAGGATTGGGTGTTTGAATCTCATGGACGGTGTATCTCTTATGGTGCGTTAGCTCAGTTATCGTCGATCCCTGGCAAAGAGTGGACTAACTTAGACCTCTCTATGTACTACCGCCAAAAGTTTGCAAAAGAAATAGATAACGCAAACAGCAGGGAGTACCGCGGGGTAAGTTCACGCATTCAGTTTAGAGACTTTGCTGGAGGTAGAAGGAGAGGGTAATGGCTACATCATTTAACTACGTACAGGGCGACACAGGCCCCCAGATAAAAGTTACGCTCGTGGATGAAGATACGAACTTAGCTACAGACCTTACAGGCGCAACTGCAACTCTACACTTTAGAGGTGCGGGAGAAAGTACAGTTCTTTTTTCTCGGGACTTGTTTATTCAATCTGACACCGCAACAGCAGGAATAGCTATTTTGCAGTGGCAGGCGAACGATTTAAACCAAGAAGCTGGAACTTACGAAGGCGAACTAGAAGTAATTCGCGCCAGTGGTTTGCGAGAAACACTTTACGAAACTTTACGGTTTAGGATACGGGAGGACTTTGCGTGAAGCTAAAATCCGCAGTATTCCAAAACGCTCTAAAAGCCGCGTACTCTTCTTTGGGTATGAGTGCGACGTATAGCAAAGCGGGCATTGGGTTCCTTTCTGCACTACAAGGGTACTTTCTTCTTGTTTTAGATGAAGTTGACAGCGCGTCTACGTTTGATGACACGGTTGTTAGTTTCTTTAAGTCTTTGTCAGATAGTTCAGAAGCTGCTGATGTTGCGGTGCTTACTTTTTACAAATCTCTAGCGGACGAGGGTTATGCGAGTGATGCTCAAGTTTTTGAATTTGCGAAGAGCCTTTCGGACACTGCGGTCATCCCAGAGCAGATCAGCAAAGCTTTTGAAAAAGGTTACGACGATCCTGCGTATTTTAACGACGAACACTTTCACAGTTACCAAAAAATATTAAGTGAAACCATTGGTGTCACTGATGACATTGATGGCGAGTCTTCGGTCTTAGACGATCAAGAAATACAGTTTTTTAAAGTTCGTGTTGATGTCGCTCATGCTACAGACACGTTCGACTTTACTATGGCGTTTAGCAGAACGTTTACAGACACGGCCTCCTCGACCGACGCGGGGTCTATACGAAATCAGGGATATGCTGATTTTACATTTTTTGCGGAAGACTACGTCGGTGCTTCCCGCACTTTTACTTAGGAGATCGTTATGATTAACGAAAACTTAAAGCTCTCCGGTCAGCTTAACATCGTCCTAAAGGACAAGGCCGGAAACATTAAAGACGAGCGCGTGGAAAAGAACCTCGTTGTTAATACTGGGTTGGCTTTTATAGCGGCTCGAATGATCGGTACGTCTAAAAGCGTTATGTCTCATATGGCAATTGGGTCAAGCACTTCATCTGCCACTGGCGCACAGACTGATTTAGTTTCTGTGTTGGGGTCTCGAGAAGCAATCGACAGCTCAAACATAATTGGTTCAAACAACGAAAAAGTTGTTTACGTATCAAATTTTGAAGCTGGAGACGGAACAGGTGCAGTAACCGAAGCTGGTATTTTCAACGCAGCTACATCTGGGGACATGTTATGTCGAACAGTTTTTGCTGTCGTAAATAAAGCGGCTGACGACACAATGTCCATCAGTTGGACAATCACAATAGCAGCATCTTAATCAGGTTAGGGGCGAATTATGGCTACAATAGTAACGAGATCGGGCAAGGGTTCGCCCCTAACAAACACTGAAGTTGACAGTAACTTCACAAACTTAAACACAGACAAGTTAGAACTTTCTGGCGGCACAATGACAGGCAATTTGTCATTTGGTGACAACGACAAAGCCATATTCGGTGCTGGGTCTGACTTACAGATTTATCATAATGGGTCTAATAGTTATATTGATGATGCAGGCTCAGGACGTTTAAACATAAGATCAAACGACTTGCGTATTGAAAAATACACGGGCGAAACGATAGCCAAGTTTATTGCCGATGGAGCAGTAGAGCTTAACTAC